CAACAACAGAGTATGTTCTTGTTGTTCCATCCAACCTTGACGCCTTTTGAAGAAGGCTGCTGGTACCACTAAGGGCGAATGTCCCAAGGGTTGTGCCCAAGGTAAACTGCTTCGATAGTATTGTGGTTGTTCCCGCAATAGAGAACGTACCAACAGTACTAACAAGAGTTAGGGAGGCCCGAAGGACAGTGCTTGTTCCAGCAAGAGTAAACGTTCCAACCGTAACATCTAGCGGATAAACAGTTGGACCAGCAGCGGCATTGAACTGCTCGTCGAACCACTGCCCTATCGGACTATAGTCTTCTAACGGATCATCAAACCATACTGGTAAAATCGGCACTCATCGTTCCTCCCCTTACCAGGAGTAAACGATACACCAACCAGTGCCACCAAGGCCACCAGCACCGCCGAGACCGGGGTTCATACCGACACCCCCGCCACCGCCGCCACCGCCACCTTGACCACCAGCACCCCCAGCCCGACCAGCGGTAGCAGCTTGGACCGTAGATCCGCCACCGCCTCCTCCGCCACCGCCACCGATGGATGAGCAATCAGCACCATTTGTACCGGCAGTAGGGGCAGGACCAGACGTGCCAGCAGCAGCACCACCGCCAGATGTGTAGACGTTGGTTCGACCTCCAGCACCAGGAGCTGTGACAGCAGGCGTAGCCGTGTGGCCACCACCTGATCCACCACCACCACCGCCGTTGATGGATCCGCCACCGTTAGAAGTGCCAGCTGGAGTAGCTGCTTCGCCAGCTCCGCCACCGCCGCCGTCTTCTGCGTTGTTGGTAGTAGAAACAGCGGCAGAACCAGTTACACCCTGGCCACCAATTGCGTTGGTAGCTGCCGTAGGAAGGCCACCAGTACCGCCAGAAGTACTACCGGTACCGCCAGCACCAGCCCTACCACCACCTCCACCACCGCCTGTTGCAGCAGCCGAGATGGCACCGCCACGCCCGCCACCACCACCGTAGGCAGTGAAGAACGACCCAAACGTAGTGTTACCACCGATACCTCCATCACCACCAGCCGCACCGGCAGCGCCAGGAGAACCAGCAGCACCAGATGAACCAATAGTAACCGTTACCGTGGCACCAACATCAGAAGCAGAGAAGGTATGGTTGATGTAGGATCCACCACCACCACCACCACCGCCCTTTGCAACAACGGCAGTGGCCAAGCTAGCACCAGCACCTCCACCACCGCCAGCACCATACATTTCAAGGTTGATCACCCTTGGAGTGAAGCTGGTTGGCTTTGTCCAGGTGCCGGTTGACGTGAAGACTTGGACATCAACAGGACCAACAAAGGTGCCCGTTTTTTGGATACCGCCGGACGAGTACGCATGAAATTCGCCTTCCTGCGTCAGACCTACCGATTCTCCAGGAAGAAGGGTGCCATTCCACAGCTCAGAAATAGTCGTACCGTTGTTGTGTCGAATATCAATGACATTCGTAACAGTTGTGCTGGTATTGGCAATAACCATTGTTCGCAGGTTACGCTGAACACTGGCACCAGGAGCAGGTACAACCGTAGTAGTGGCTGCGGTGACGATGGAGGTATTGGTTCTGCCAGGTGTAAACGTTCCAGAGGCATTGTCCACGTAGGACGCATGAACCGTAACCGTACCAGCAGAACCAGTGATAACCTCAATTACATCAGATGTTGAAGTAAGAAGAATCATGGCATTGTGTCTCCAGGATTGAACTGTTTGTTGTCGTCTGTGCGTTCAATCAGTTGGTACCCAGGAAACAATTCCTCTGCTAGTTCCTTGCTTTCAATGCAAATGATGTTCTCAATAACGTTTCCCTTAATGAGAAAAAGATCGCAAGTCATAGTATCAGGTAATCGTCAGAACACCAGCGGCATCATCAAAGTTGAGAAGAAGTGATTCCCCATCCCCAAGGGTAATGGAACTACCATAATCATACCAACCAATCAGTTCGTCGTTGGTTGCGGTCTGGTTGAACAGCACCACATACCGGAACGGACCAGTAGAACCACCCGTCGAGGTGAGAGTCTTGTCCGTGATGGTGAGCTTATAGACCCCACTCGTTTGAGCACTACCACTCACCGTAACGGTACGAGCATTGAGGAAGGTGTAGGAGATCTGAGTGATGTTACTCAGTTGGGTGTTGGTGCTAACCGGAGCTGTGTTGGTCAGAGCCACCTCAAGGGTATCAGATCCGAGGTTGTGGACCTTCTCAGCAAGAGCTTCGGTGAAGCTGTTGAACTTGTTAAATGCGCTAGTAGCCATGATCAGTCAGTCAGTTCGGAAATATACAAAGTAGTTGCTGCTCCAGTACCCTGAATAGCGGCAATATTAGCATTAGGAGGAACTGCTAGTAGAATTCGTTCACCAGTACGCAGGTAATGAGACGAAGCAGTCGCAGTTTGAGCCCCAACACCAATTGTATAATGACAGTGATTACCACCAGCACATTTAATTGACACAAAACGACACGTTGTCGTCAGTGCTTGGTTTGTACTTGTAGCCGCAAGAGTAATGGAACGTGATGCTCCAAGAGAAAATACCGTAGTGCTAACTTCGGTAGCAAAGGTGCCGGGACTGGTAGAGCCACCGGTTGTAATGGATGCCATCAGTTATTCTCCAAGATGATTTGAATGAGTTTGGATGGATAGGTAGGATCGGTTGCATACCCCTCTTTCTGAAGTAGGTGGCAGCATTCCCTCCAATCCAAGGCACGATTGACGCCTTTGTACCCCTTGTAGTCCTTGTACCAAAGAGTGATCAAGTGATCAATACATTCGACAGGGGTCTCGTAGTTCTTAAAGGTATCGGAAATGGTGATCCACTTCCCATTGATGAACTCCGATGTTTGTTTTGCGGTGCCTGGAGTGCCCTTAATGCCGAAAAAGTTGTTCTTTCCAGACGTGTGGACGCCCCAGCTGGACTCAAGTGCCCACTGTGCTGCTACAACCTCTGGAAACTTGGCTCCAAGACTAGCCGCAGCCTTCCTAACACCATTAAAGCTGTTCTCGAATGGCACCGCAGCGGGGGCAGGCTTAACGTCTTCGATCCTACGAAGATCCATAAACCACCCAGTATTGGGTCCCTCTACCTCCCAACGTGGAAGCCAGTTCTTCCAGGAGTAGCTGACCTGTTTGCCGCCCCTTCCACGACTCACATAGCCGCCGTTGACATTATCAAGTTCCCCATACGGATCGTGAAAGATACCATGAGTATCCGTCATGCCCACCAGGAGAACCCAGTGGCCGCCCCCACGAGGGGCCGTAGGCGTACCATGATGGAGAAACCCCACAGGCACGGGAACACCCTCTTCTAGCCGCTTCTGGAGGGCACTGAGGTTGCCGTTTTTGTGGAAGGTAGCACGTACCTTATACTCCTTGGCAGCTTGGGTTTGTGCTACAAAATTTGTAGTGTCTCCAAACTTAAGCACGGTGCGGAGATAGTCGTCGTCCGCATTTGATCCGCTTAAAGAAGAAGGCCACAGGTACTTAATACCCATGGCCATCGTGCTCGAAAAGCACATCCTATCTGCGTGAGCCGTGCGACTATCTGTTTGGGGGTAGTATTGGCTGATTGGCAGTAGGATGTTGGTCATTTGAAGGAGTTTTTAATCTTCTGAAGACGCTCATCCTCTGACCGAAGTGGCTTCAGCAGGGTGACGACTTTCAGCAGAACCTGAACAACGCTGTTGGAGCGATACTTGCTGAGACCAATAACCTCAGAAGCAATAAAGAGTCCGAAAAAGATAGCTGCCTCATAGGTCAGCTTGATGCCGAAGATGGTGATCATTTACCTTGACCTCGTGATTGTTTACGCCCATGATTGGGCAAAGAATGCTGTCCCTGGCCCTGCTTAGTTTTCTTCGGGGGACCAGGGACGTGGGTTGTTTTATTGAGTGACTTGGGGTTTCCCATAGGTAATTAAGTTAGAGATTTCCCTCTGACACCCAAGTACCTGGAGTGCCAGCCACAGTGCAGACCCATGCTTTAGGCTGGCCCACGGCGGGAACACTTCTGATAACACGCTGGCCAACATCCCACGTTCCAGTTGTAGGGATTGCGGCACTATAGTATTGGCCATCTTTCATCCAATGTGAAGAAGCAAAAGTTATCCTTGCGTTAGAGCCAAGTTTGATGTTGCTGCAAACATTCACATCATTTGGACCTGCGGAGTTTGAGACGTAGAGATGAGCACCGCTTCCATTTAAGTACATTCCACCAATGCGGCCCTTGTCTACGGAGTCCAGAATCATTACTCCTCCAGCCTCTGTTCCCTGCCAGTAGCCGCCAGTGATCTCGAAGCCTGTCGTCCCTGACCCAAGATACAAAGTAGGGCCAGTAGTATCTTCTGAGTAGCCGTGCAAGATTAAGCCGCGTGTATGAGCTATTGCGAACCCATAAGATGCTGGCCCAATAATTAAGGTGCTTTCTGTGTACGTGCCATTTGCGGCAGAGGTAGGGAAAGTGAACGTATTGGAACCTGTGACGGTGGCGGTAGCTGCGTAGATGCTATTTAGGTTCAAATCCACTGATGCACCGACAATGCCAATTTGATTTCCAGTGGACAATCCATGGGCGGCAGATGTTGTAGCGGTAGCCGTGCCACCTGATACAACAATGTTAGTCAAAGTGGAATTGCTGCGTTTGAATAGCGCATAAGCACTCAATCCTGCATAGCTTACATCTACGTTCTCAATAATTACGCCAAGGTTTTCATTGCCAGATCCAGTTAGTGTCAGGCTTCCTTGCGAGTTATTTGAATAACTCCGTCCACAGCCGTAAATCTTCAGACGGCGAAGACTGCTTAAGTTAAAGGCTTCATTTATGTAGATGCCCCAAACTCGACAGCGTAGAATTGTGCAATCTTCAACAGCTGAACAAAAGCAGCGATACAAGTCAATGCCATGCTTGCGAAAGTCTTGAATCCACAGGTTCCGCAAAAGCAGGTTATTGGCCAGGTTTGCAATAATGCCAGATCCACCTGCTGAGTTGGCACCGTCGCCATAGATCATCATGTCCTCAATGACAATCTTTGCGTCACCGGGGTTAGCCGTAGTATTTCTAACGTTTATACCATCAATGCTTCCCACGATCTGCAATCTTGTGCCAGACAGTGTTCCGCTTAGTGGTCCCATGGCTTCGCCCAATAGGTGGACGCCTAGGTTGTTTACGCCTGCGTTTGCGTAGACATCAACAATAAGTGTTGAGGTAATCCTGTATTGCCCCTTAGGGAAGAATAATTTTTTTCCATAACTGGCATCAATTGCTGCCTGAATGGCAGCCGTATCATCAACCACTCCATCCCCAACCGCTCCAAAATCTTTAACCGATACCGACTCCTTAAGTTTGGAATCAACAGTCCTTACCGTTGCACCAGTACCAGCTTGGGTAAAGGCCAACTTAGTTGCCACGATGCCCGCCGAAGCATTGACATCAGCATTAACAATGGTATCATCAGCAATTTTAGCACTGGTGATAGTCCCATTAGGAATCTGACCAGCAACAGCATTGGCTACATTATTAGCTGTTTCTTGGGCAATATAAAGGTTTTGAACGAAATTCTCATTTAGATCCTGGGCCTTGATGGCCGAACCAGCAAAGAAGGTGGCCTTTGTCTGATCCGAATCGGTGTCCCGATAGATTCGAATACTAATTCCAGCCGCCGGGGCACTGGTAAATTGAATAGTGGTAGCGTTGGCAAAGATATATGCAGTTGTAAGAGTGCCATTAAGGGTAACCTTAACATCAGCACTATCAAGATATGGAAAGGTAAACGGGAAAAGGACCGAAGTCCCATTCCCTGTATAAGTATTTTCAGTGATAGCCATTGCTTAATGAATTCAATGTGTGTGTGTTATGGTTGACTGTATTGAATCAGATCATACACGCCACCGCGTTGCATTCCCTGACGCATGAGGAACTCATTTTTACGCTTGATGAAGTCCGGATTGGTGGCCTCCATCTGCCGTTTGGCTGCGTTGATGTATTCGTTAAAGATTTCTTCGGTGCGTCGTTTGTAGTAAGGAACAACCAAACGTTCCTGTGGGGTAAGAGAACCCTCCTTCCACCGAAGTTCGTCGGCCTTAAACTCAGGAGACGCGAAGTGAGCGGCAAGCGCCCTTTCAAGTCCCATCTTAGCAACAAGGGCCTTGACAGCTGCTCGCTCCTTACCAGTATAAATCTGTCCGGTGGTTGCTTGCTTGAACTGTCCCTTTTGCCACACGTTCATTTCGATGAGTTTCTGAGCAACAGGGCTCTGATTTTCTTCAAGTGTTTCAAAAGGAATGATAGCATTCAAAGGACCACCTGTGGAACGCAGCATTGGTTTGCCAGTCAGGATGTCCGGTTCATACGGAGCCATTTGGCTGATGCCAGGCCACAACTGAGCAAGGGTCTTTTGGAATAGGCTATCGTACTCTCGATAGTACGCATCAGAAGCATTAGCCCAGGCCTTACGAGCACCAGTATAAGGAATAATCTGTGAGTTAACAAAGTTCAACCCAGCAGAAGACACCGTATCCAGGAAACTATTTGGGTTACCAGGAATGTTTTTACCATTGCCAACAAGATTAGACCAAGTATCCTGAGGATTCAGAATGGTCGCAATACCATCAAGGTTAGCCAGATAGCTCTTTTCGGTAAAGCTTCCAGCAATAGCATAGGTCAGGGCAGCTCCAAGCTGATTCAGATTTTCAATATCGCCATAGCGAGAAAGGTGACCAAGATCAGCAGCGGCAGCCATCCAGTTGGATAGTGGTTCAAACCAAGAATAGGATACCCACTTATCTCCAACCTTGACAGAGCGTGGCTGAATACCTTGTTGTCTCCAACGTTCGCGCTCGTCTGGATCATACGGAGCATTGCCGGTTACCTGGCCACTTGAACCAGCAACATAGCCGATGGACAACAGTAGTGAACCAATTGATTCCCTACCACGCAGTTCAGCAAGAGCAATTTCATCTCCAGATTGAAGAGCCTTACGATACCCACCAAGAAACTTAC